ACCGACTACAGCAAGATGGACGGACATTATGATGGTGTCCCCAGATATCTGGAAAGGAGTTTGTTGTTCCTCCTCTACTCCCGATTCAAGGAGAGAGTTGAGGCATTCATTGACAAATGCGGCGACCTCAAAGGGGTTACCGCACATGATGTGGCTTACTTCTACCTCTGGTCAATGCTGAGTGGTCATGGACAGACTTCTCCCTTGAACTCGTTGTTCAGTTCGTTCATCGTTTGGAACGCCTTCTGGCTCTTTCTCAACTGTGATCCGGACAAAGTACAAGAGGCTTGGGAGATGCTCTCTAGGCGTGCCATTCTTGGGGGTGACGACGGGGCCGTCGGTCACCTCCCGGTCGCGGAGTTTGAGAAATCCTGCTCTTTCGCCGGCCAAGTCCCCAAAGTCACCGTTGTCCACCGGGATAATGTTGACATTGCCATTGGAGTGGAATTCCTGTCAAGGCGTTATTCGCCACAGGTTTTTCATGGGGACCCCACCAACGTTGCATGCTTGAAGCGCGCGTTGGTGAAGTTCGTGACAACAACACAAATGCACGAAGCGGTGACCACCGTGGCGCTCCAAAAGGCGCTGTCTGTGATGGCCACTGACGCCCATACGCCCCTTCTTGGTGATATCGCAGCCGCGATCATCAGGACGTGTGGCATGGACTCTGAAGGAGTCGAACTAATGGACACAATCGCCTCCTGGCGGTCCAGACAAGGCACCACACGCTACGAGCAACAACCGTGGATGATGGATTATGCCAAGTTTGAAATGCCAGGACTCCAACTGGAGAAGGCCATCTTCCATTTTACCGTTTGTCCCACATTCCAAGAAGTATTGCATCACCCGATTGTCAGCATGTACCACATCGATGGGCCTCCTGTCCACGAGTCAACCGTACTTGTTGACGGCGAGCTTGAGCTTGGCTCCGATTCGGGGGTTACAAAAACATATGTCAAGGATGTTAAACCAAGTAAAAAGACAAAAACAAACGGCGAAGGTGACCGAAGTGACGGACCTGGGGATCTTTCAGAGGTCTCCGATCCTGGTGGCAAACAGGGCCGCCGCGACCGCGGGAAGCGGGGCAAGCGCGCCCCAGCTAGACCAGGTCCTGGCTCAGTTGCTAAAGGCGGACATGGCAAAGCTAAAGCAAGCTCATCTGCAGCACCGCGAG